CCTTATCCAGTTGGATTACGAGAACCTGAGAACATTCTCGGCGGTGAGCTGGTGAAAACTGGCAGTGTCGGCAATGAGAAGGTGACTGGCTGGAAAGCTCCCTCCTCCCTTGTGGAACTGAGAGACAAGTGGACCATCGACTTCGTGAGTGGCCAGACTATGACCATTCCCAACGGTACCATTCTGGCCAACCTCGGCGGCAAGCTGACACTGACCGAAGTGTCGAAGGTAGAATGCCAGCTGAAGGTGAACAAGCCCGAGGATGGCGGTGCGCCTTATGAGATCAATGATACCACTGAAGGCTGATGGACGAGCAAGTAATCAGGAAGATCCAGAGAGAGGGAGCGGAAGCCTTGCTTGATGCGGGCGTTTCCCTCCCTCTCAAGGATTTAAGGATACCTTTCAGGAAAGAGCCGTTGCGGTTCCGGCTGACGATGAAGCGTCCCACACTTTCAAGACAGATAAAGATAGCGCATGCTTATCTGTCAATGGACACGACGGCGGCTGAACTGGAAGCGATGGATCATAAGGAACAGATGCAGTTCCTTGCCCGGCATGGCAGGACCTTGAGCCGTATCATCGCCCTGACGATGGAACGCTGGTGGCTGCCGGTATGGTTGCTTTCGTGGCTCGTGCTGCACTCGATGAAGTGGGAGTACCAGAAGGCAGCCTTCAGCCAGTTCGTATTGCTGATGGGCACACAGTCTTTTATACCTATTATCAGATCAGCAGAGATGACGAATCCGATGAAGCTGAGACTGAGCCAACGAAAGAAGGGGAGTTAAAGAGCCATTGGGAAAGCTCCCATAGCCCTTTCGGATTTATCTGGCAAATAGCCAGCGCTACGGGATGGAGCGTGGACTACATTCTGAATGGCGTAAATTTTCAGACACTTATCATGATGCTGAGTGATGCACCACGTTATGTTGATAGCCGTGAACAGAAGAAAGATCAGACTGAAGAGGAGGAAGCTGAGGATATAGTAGGCTTTTTTCAAAGTAATTTAAACCAATAAGACAATGAAACCAGTAGAGATAGAATTCCTTATGCGTGATAACCTCACGGCAGGACTTGACAAAAGCAAGATGAGTGTTGAGCAGCTCTTAGGAGCAGCTCGACGTGCTTCGCTCTTTATCAATGCTAAGATCAACGACCAGCATAAGGTAATTGATAGTGTCAATACTGACCTTGACCGTATGCAGCGTAAGTTGCAGACTATGAAACCAGGGACAGGACAACAAGAACTACTTGCGGAAATTAGTGCTTGCAAGAAAGTACTTGCCGAAGAGATGGGTGTGCTTGAGGGGTTGGAAAAAGAATATCAGCAGGCACGGCAGGGCGTCAGTCAATTGGAGCAGGAATATAAGAAAATATCTGTATCAGAAGAGCAAGCAGCAGCTGCCAGCAAATCGCTCACTGAAAAGATAGCTGAGCAGAAGAGTGTCATCAAGCAGGTGGAGGCTGACGTGAAGGCTCTACAGAAAGCTTATGAGTCCGCAGCACCTGGCAAAGCACAAAATGAAGTAGCAGCCGATTTGAATGCAGCCAAACAAGCCTTAGAAGAAGAAAAGGGAATTCTAAATAGCCTGACAGAAGCACAGAATCGCAACAAGGAAAGCAATCAACGATTGTCGCGTCAACTACGTGAGCTGCAAAACGACATGGCACGTATGCGTCTGAACGGCGAGCAGAATACCGAAGAGTACCAGAAGATGGCACAAAAGGCAGCTGAGCTCTCCGACACCTTAGGAGACTTGCGTGCACAGACAAGTATTCTCTCTGATGACGATGCGAACCTTCAGGGCTTCATCTCGGGAGTTAATGGTCTGTCTGGTGCATTCACCACAGCTACAGGTGTAATGTCGTTATTCGCATCAGAGAACGAGAATCTCGCAAAAATACAAGCTCGCGTGCAGAGTGTCATGGCTATCACCATGGGCTTGCAGCAGGTGTTTAATACTCTTAACAAGGATAGTGCCTTCCGCCTTGTAACGCTTACAAAAGCAAAGGAGTTCCTTACAGCTGCTAATTATCGGCTTGCAACATCGTTAGGTATATCTAATGCTGCTGCAACTGCACTTATGGCAACTCTTACTCTTGGATTATCTGTAGTTATTACAGGTGTAATTGTAGCTTGGAATAAACTTTCTGATGCTCAGGAAGAAGCTTCCAAGAAAGCACAAGAACGTGTAGAAATTGAATCTCAGGGCAGAGCCGAGATGATTAAGACTCGATTCGAAATTGATACTCTCCGTGAGAGTCTCAGGAATTTCAGTGGTACGAAGGAAGAAGAAAAGCAGAAGTGCGAGGAAATGAACCGTAAGTACGGTGAAGCCTTCGGATATTATGACTCTGTAGCAAAGTGGTATGATGTTCTGACACAAAAAGCAGAACAATATATACAGATGCTCTTTCTGCAAGCTAAGGCACAGGCACTGGTGAATAAGGCTGTAGAAGCTGACGAAAAATTAGCTAAACACAAAGCCACTAACCCAGATAATGCAGATACATCTATGGGGTGGTTTAAGAAGGCCTTATTGAGTTTTGGTTCTGCTACATCTAATGGAATCATTGATTCTCGTAAGATTATAAAAGATAGCAACAAGAAGGCTCATGATAAACGGACCAAAGAATTAGAGGCTGAGCGCGACAATAATCTAAAGAACGCAGCTGATTTAACAAAGCAAGCTGCAAATATTGGAAAGAAGAATAATATTGGTGGGCATGCAGCACCTACAAAAATCAAAAAGAAAAAGAAAAAAAAGAAAAAGAAAGACGAGACAAAAGAAACTGAGCAGATTGCCAAGGAACTTCTTGCATTACAAAGAAAGAACCGTCAGGAGGAGATAGACCTTATTAAGGAAGGTTCTGACAAGAAAAGAAAGCAGATAAAAGAGAATTACGACAATGAACTTGCTGATTTGAAAGTACAGGAGAATAAATGGCGTAAGGCGCAAAAGGGTAAACTGACTAAAGCACAGGAAGATGCACTTACAGAATCTCGCAATCTTGCCACACAGAAAAAGCAGCATAACGAAGATGAGATAAATAAAGAAGAACAAAAGAAACGCTTAGAGCAGCAGAGAAATGAAGTGCAGGCTATGAGTGAATATCTCAAGACTTATGGCTCTTTTCAGCAGCAAAAGCTTGCGATTGCTGAAGATTATGCTCAACAGATAGCGGATATAGATGCTTCGGAAGTGAGCGAGACAACAAAGAAGTGGCAGAAAGCAAAGCTTCAGAAGGAATATCAAGAACGCCAGGCAAGTATGTCGTTCGAGGAAATCAGCCGTGGTATCGACTGGAATGCGCTCTTCAGCGGTGTAGGCAATCTGACCAAGGAGATGATGCAACCGATGATGGAGCAGCTGCGTGCCTACACAGAAACTGACGACTATAGGAACGCTCCAGCCGATACACAACAGAAAGTGACGGAGCTGATTCAGCAGATGAGACAGTATATCGGTACTGACCAGAGTGCGACATGGCAGAAGTTGGACGAAGCCATCAAGCGATTTGCTGATAGCGTGGCTGTATACGACCAAGCTAAGAAAGATGAAGCTGCTGCCGTTGCTGCCGTGGAAGCAGGAAAGGTAGGACTCCGTGAAGGGAGAATCAGTAAGGAAAGATACGATGAACTTGAAGCACGTGCTGAAGAGCTGGGGAGGGCAACAGTACAAGCACGCGAGGATATGGACTCCTTCGGCAAAGCATTAAATAGGACATCTGAAGAAGTTGCTAACTTTACATCTGGATTAACAACGGCTCTCAATAACGCTAAGGCATGGCAGGGTGTAGATGGATACGGAGGCGTACAGCAGTCAGTAGGACAGGTTGATGCACTCAAAGGTACGCTTGATTCTATTCTTCCAACCATGGGAGACGGCATAGCAAAGAGTGTTGGTGGTGCTGTGTCAGGAGCAATGGGAAATGCGTTGTCCTCTCTTGGTGGCACGATGTCGGGCATTCTATCAAGTGGCATAGGAAGTATGGTTGGCATTATTGCACAAATACCCAGAATGATACTTGACCTTGCCAATAGTATCAAAAGCTTTGTTACTGGTGTTCTGAACTCACTGACAGAACTTATATCTTTGCGCTGGATAGACGATCTTGTAAATAGCATCTTGGAAGCTATCGGTAATCTTATCAATGCTATTTTTGACTTGCCAGAGAATTTATTTAAGGTACTTGAGTCTATTATAGTAAAAGGTATTGGAGGTTTGTTGGATACTGTTGTCGGACGTATCGGTAACGTTCTTTCCTTCGGACTGCTTAGTCATAAAGGTCCCAGCAGCTGGTTTACTAACAGTAACGAGGAGGAAGTGGCAAAATCAATTGATCGCCTGACAAAACGTAACGAACTCCTGGAGCAGGCAATTGAGGACCTAACAGACGAAATGAAGACGGCACGAGGTGCTACGGCTATTCGCATATCACGCGATGCAGAGAAACTGCAGCGTGAAACGAACGAGAACTACAAACGTATTGCACAGGAACAGGCAGGCTATCACTCGGCACATCATAGTTTCAACGCCTACTGGAAAGGGTTTAGTCAGGAGCAAATAAATCGCTTCAGTTCTCAAATAGGCAGAAAATGGGACGGCAACTTGTGGAATCTCACTCCCGAAGAAATGAAGATATTACGTTCCAATGTCGATATGTGGGAAAAGATTCAGAATACAGGTAAGGGAGACTATGGTGGTCGCGTAGCTGATAAGCTTAATGACTACATCGCACAAGCCGGCAAGCTGAAAGAAATAACAGATGCTCTCTATGAGAACCTGACTACGACAACAAGGCAGAATGTCTTTGACGACTTCCTTAACTCACTTTATGCTCTCGCCAGTGGTTCGAAAGATGTCTTCAAAGAGATAGAAGAGAACTGGCAGACGATGGTAAACAAGATGGCAGTGAACAATCTTGTTGGTGCGAAGTTTCAGAAAAATCTTGAGAAGTGGTACGAAAGTCTTGCAAAACTTAATGAAGAACGTGTTGATGGAAAGATAACTGATGCAGAATTCCGCAAGCGCCTCGATGCACTGAAAGAACAATACGAAAGTTATGTCAATAGTGCTAAGAATGACATAGAACAATTGCGTAATGAAGGTATTATTAAGGAGACAGACAAAGGTACAACCCAACAAGGCAAGAGTGGCGCATTCACAGCAATGAGTCAAGACCAGGCAACAAAGCTTGAAGGGTTGTTCGTTAGTGGTCAGATGCACTGGGCAAGCATTGATGACCGCGTTGAAGATGTCGCAAAAAAGATGAGTGCAGCACAAGAGCATCTACGGAAGATTGAAGAGAACACAGGCAATAGTGCTGCTTCATTGAAAGAGATAGGTGCTGATGTGAAAAAAATGATTAGGGACGGAGTAAAAGTTAGATAAGTATGACGAAGATATTGGAAGGACAAGTGCTTATCAATGGCACGGATATATATAAGGAGTATGGTGTGTTCTTAACCGAAGAACGAAAAGGTGGCAGAGATAATCTCAATGCTATCCTGGCACCAAGCAAGGCAAAGGACCATGTAGGTGTAGACATACGTGAGCATAACGGAAAGAAGTATTCCAAACAATTATTTCCTGCCAATGCTGAGCGTGACGTTACTTTGCACTTCGCCCAGTATGCACCTACACGCCAGCAGTGGCTTGAACGATACATGTCGTTTATCCGCTTTTTAAAATCAGGCAACAATGGCTGGCTGACAATTACATTCACGACACTGAACCTTACGATCAAAGTATTCTATCTTGACAGTAGTGCCTATCGCTCACTGACGTATCTATGGACCGAAGGCATACAGGCAAGTAGCTATAAGGTGAAGTTCCGTGAACCCGAACCAATCATATAACGTTTAAACGCCATTTGAATATGCTTCTAACACTATTTGATAGCAGCGGACAAGTAAAGGCTACGTTCTCACCGAACGACAGCAGCACACAGGATAAGGAGATACAGGGCGACAATCTACTGAAACTCTCCTTCATCCTGTACGAGTGTATCTCCATTGACGTGAATGATTACCTCGACTATGATGGTGAACGTTACTGGGCAACGGAAAAGTATAAGCCAGCACAGAAGAGTACAATGGAATGGGAGTACTCTTTTCAGCTGCGTGGCATAGAGAGTCTGATATCTCGCTTCTTAGTGCTGAACAATACCGATGGTGAGAATGAAGCTGTGTTTGCTCTAACGGCACGGCCCATAGAACACATGCGCCTTATTGTGAAGAATATCAATGCTGGCATGGACGGACTGCAGAACTTCAAAGTTGGTGTAGTTGAGGGTACAGATAACGTGGTTATCGACTACACTGGTAAATATTGTCAGGAGGCACTGAAGGAACTTGCTGACGCTGTACATACTGAATGGTGGTTTGACGGTCAGACACTGAATCTCTGTCGATGTGAGCATGGCGAGGAGATTACGCTGGGTTACGACAATGGCCTTACGTCGCTCGACCGAGACCTTGCAGATAACGTGAAGTTCTATACACGTCTGTTCCCGATAGGTAGCTCACGTAATATAGATCCAGAAAAGTACCATCACTCACGGCTGATGTTGCCAGATGGTGCGAAGTATGTAGATGTGAATGTAGAGAAGTACGGCATTATACACCACTATGAGCAGGCTGCCTTTGCTGACATTTATCCACGCCGCACGGGTACTATCAGCGAAGTGCGACACGAGGAGGTTAAGGATAAGGACGGTAAGCCGTTCACAATCTATTACTTCAAGGACAAGGTCCTGCCGTTCAATCCTAATGACTATGAGATAGGTGGACTTGTAAAGCGTGTGTCATTCCAAGAAGGAAGTGAGTTGGCTGGATTAGGAACTGACACGGAGCATTACTTTGAAGTGAACTACCATAGCGATACTAAGGAATTTGAGATTATCACGATTTGGCCCTACAACGACGGTACTCAACTGCCAGGTGGTACACTCGTGCCAAAGGTTGGCGACAAATACATACTTTGGAACCTGCGCATGCCTGACGAATATTACGGAATAGCAGAGAAAGAGTTTCTGACAGCTGTTGAGAAGTACAATAAGGAGCACGCCTTGGACGTATCGCGCTACAAAGCCTCGACAGACCATGTATGGATGGAAGACACAAGTACCGACCTGTTCATCGGCAGACGTGTCCTGCTGGAGAGCAATGAATACTTCCACGATATGGGCTTCCGCAAGAGTCGTATCACACGCCTTAGTCGGCAGGTGAACCTGCCTGGTAAGATGAACCTTGAGATAAGTGATGCGCTATCGACGGGGATGATGCAGAAGGTGGACGACTCTATCAAGGATGTAAAGAAGTACACGGGAACCTTAGTGGGAGCACTGAATATTCCGGACATCATACAGAGCGGAGACACAACGATGCCTGCTGATACGAATATCTTTTCTGCACGCCGCTCGCAGAAGGAATTCATCAGCAAGAATTCAGCCGACACGGCGCAGGGGTTAATTACCTTCTTAAAAGGTGTTGCTTTCAAGAATGGCACAGCCATTGACGGGGCAGGTAACGCCATATTGAAAGCTATTCAAACGCTGGGCTTTGAAAGGACGATAAACGGCTTTGGTATTTGGCTCGACGAAAAAGGGCGAGCGCACGGGCAAATAGACTATTTGGAAGTGATAGGCAAGGCTATATTCCGTTCGCTGCAAATCGACGAGTATAAGCACATTGGCGGCAATATCGTTCTGTCAGGCGCAAATGCCATAATAGAAAAGGTTGTGCCTGTTGTGGGTGGCTGGAAATGCTACCTCTATACGGACGACGGCGACAAGGCTATTACCAACAAATGGTTGCCGGGCGACCAAGCACTGTGCCAAACATTCAACATCAAGGCAGGTGTCTATGAGAACGTCAGCAACACGTATTACTGGCGTTGCGTGTCGGAGGTAAGACAGAAGACAGCAAGCGAAGACGCGTATATAATTATCACTGCAGACGACACCTACCGCGATAAAAGCGTTCAAAACGATATTCCGAAGGCTGGCGACAACGTCGTGCTATGCGGACACAACACGTTGTGGGACATTGCCCACGGCGTAGAACCGACATTACACCGCAACCGCATGAATGTTACGATGATTACCACCTCGAAAGAGGAGGGCGGAACTATCGAAGTGTATCGCAACATTCACGACTTTTCGCTGAACAAAGACAACGCCATCTTTCATTTGTCAAGCGACAAAATCTATATGAATAGCCGCAATTTCGAGTGGGTAAGCTCCGACGGTGAGCGCATTCCCAACGTTCTGTACCGCGGCGACTGGACACCGGGCACGGTGGCAGCCAAATATGAAGCGTGGTATCATGCAGGGGGCACGTGGCTTTCGCTTGTCGATGACAACGCCGACGAACCAACGGGGCAATCCAAGAAATGGAAGCAGTATGCTGCCAAGGGGAAAGATGGCGGCACCGGGCTACGCATCGAGGGCTACGCATCGGCAGGCAGCGCAGCCTACACGGAGGGGCAAACAAGCTGGAAAGCCACCTTTGAAGTTCATATATGGGAAAATGACGTAGAGATAACAAATAAACTACCATCTACGCGCTTCGTATGGGAACGTGTAAGCGAATACGAAGCGGGCGATGCCGCATGGAAAGGCAGGCACAGCAACGATGGCTACAAATTAAAAGTAACATACGACGACTTGATGGGTGATACATCTTTTATGTGTAAATTCCTGAATTCGTCAGGACAAAAAGTATTGAAAAATATAAAATTCTAAAAATAAAGAACAATGGCAGAAATTTTAGCACAGAAAACATTTACTGTAAAGAAATTGGTAAACGGAAAGACGCTTACCTTTGTTTTGAAAACTGACAAAGCTCTCACGCAGATTTTTTCGCGCGATAGTAAAACCTATGCACCTGACTATGCGGCATCACCACTCACACTGACACCGCTGCTGCTGGTAAGCGGCAAGAACGGCGACCAAACGGCGCACCTTAGCGATTTGAATTGGCGGGTAATTAAGCAGGACGGCACGGCAGCGACGCAGACATTAACAGCTGGTACTGGGCTTGCTAAGAAATTAGTAGCCAACCTAACCGACTGCACCGGCTTGAAGATAACTTGCGAGGCGACCTATACCGACCCTGTCTCAAGGGCAGCAGCGCAAGTGGTGGCGTCGGTAGAAATAACGAAGATGGAGAATGCCGGCGCAAATATCCTTGCAAGTCTTTATATGCCCGATGGCGACACCTTCGACAATGCCGGTAAGGCTTTGAAGATACATTGCGACTTGATGCGTGGCGGTGATATTGACACCTCTAACGTTACTTACACTTGGTTTCAATTGCGCTCCGGCGTGTGGGTAAAACTCGAAACCGCCAATGCTAACGGCATCAGCGGAATAAATACCAACGAAATAACAGTACCAGCCTCGGCTGTCGTAAATGTCGGGATATTCAAATGTGTCATAAAAGATACCGATACCGCAAGCGCAACGGCAAACAAGGAGGTGTTTGCCATTGGTACGCTTTACGACGGTTCCGACCCTTACGAGATCGACGTTTTTCAGCCCAACGGCGATAACGTTGCCGAAGGTGGCACATTGCTCCACTGGTTTAAAATACGTCAGGGTGCTTCCTATATTACTGACAGCGTAATATTGGGAGCGCACAATATGCGGGTGTGGCGATTTGCAGCAAACAACGCCATCGATACCACATGGGGCACAAGTGGGTATAAAGCCTGCACAAAAGATGCACCGAATGCCCGCTACTCGCTCGAAATTGCATACTCGGATTTGCTAAGCGCAAGCCAAGCGTTCTGCGTGGAGCTGTATTAATTAAAAGGTAAGGTGTGTAATTCACACCCTTACCTCTAATATAAATAAATAGTAGTAATAAAATGACAAAGATAATAGCACAACGTACATTTACCGTGAGCCGAGCTCCAAAAGACGGGAAGCCCGGCGACAAAGGGGAAGATGCCCTCACCCTTGTAGTTACGCCAAACACCTTTGTCTTTCAGACGAATGACAAGGGCAATATTGAAAATTTGGCGCAGAACAAGGGTAAAATACGAATGTTTCTTGGACAAACAGAAGTTGTGCCCAGCAGCATAGATGTTACCCCTTACAATTGCTACGCAAGAATATTAGGCGATAATACACTATACTTTGACGGTATTAGTCCTAACCAGTGGAGCGGAAAGGTGGAGGTTACTGCCACCTACAAAGGGCAAACACGCACTGCTACTGTTGAGTTTATGGTGAGTGCTCAGAAGTGGAATGAAGCCAAGTTCCTTGCCAATGAGCAGCAATTTCAAAGCATAATTGTACAGAACAAGGCAGACAAGCAGGGGCTTGAGAAACGAATGTCCGTCATAGAGCAAGATGCCGAGAAAATTCGCTTGGAAGTCAGCAAGCAGACATTCAGCGGCGTGAATATACTCAAGGGCGCGAGCCTGCGTCCTTTGAACTTATTGCTACTACAAAGAGCTCAATACGTAACAATAGGAAACTATGCGAGTGTAGCACACCTTGACAATCCTTATCTTGCCATTGTGCGCCACGGTGCGCCACAGAACGAATGGAACGGTTGCAAGTTTCCTGTTATAAAGGCATTGGGCGGTCGTACCTACACACTGTCAATGTTCACTCGTATATACGGAAGCGAACAGCCATATATTGAAATCAAGCGAAGTCGCTCTAAGGATATGAGTGCTCCGAAGACGAGCTATCCGAATATTCCGTCTACCTATGGTGTTTGGAAACAATATTCATACTCTTTCGATATGGAGGATGGTTACAACTATCTTCAAATATTCATAGGCTATACAAGAAATGGCGAAGCTTATTTGTCGGAAATTCAACTTGAAGAGGGCGCAAAGGCCACGGCATGGAAAGATCCGGACGTGGTGGAAAGCGTCGAGCGTACTGGTATCGACCTGACCAATGGCACGGTATCTGTCGAAGCTGCCAATTTTGAAATCAAGCATAATGGTGAAAAACCGTTCGTCGTGAGCAAGGGAAAAGCTCTGCTGGGCGGTTGGGTGTTTGATAAAGGAAAACTGTTTTCTCAATGCGGGGACATAAATGGAAATCCAAGCACGGATTACGGTTCCGCAAATTTCAATCCCGACATCGTTCTTGATCCAATCAACGGATATATGTCAGGCGTTGGGTCGTTCAGAAAAAAGATGTTGGTGATAACACCACAAAATATCACTAAATATGCGAAAGTAGATCCCGATATTGGTTACGTGTTTGTTGCTGGAAAAGTTTCCGCTATTACTTTATTTAAAGGCTCGTTCAACCGTACTATATTTATAACATTGCCCGGTAGTGGAGGTCATTACGGTGATGGCGATTTTGAAATTGCCAGGACATTGATAGGAGAAACAATAACTATATATAACCAATCGACGAGCTATATAAACATTTGGGGAAGTGGTACGACTATTTCCGTTTATCCTAATAAGTTTGCTGCTCTTGAAGTAAAAATATCGGTTAATCCTCAAACTGGAAAAGAAACTTATTATAATGATAATTGGATAAGAGGAGAAATGTTAGTATAATTATAAAAATAAATGAATTATGAAACTAAAAGTAATGCAAAAAAGAGTTGAAGCAGACGTGAATGGTATTGTCATTATAAATGGCTTTGTTCACGTAGTTACCTACAAGGCAGATATTAGCGCCCCAAAAATGCTAAAGTGTTGCTTTTTCACGACCATGTAGCCAAATGTACCCATGATGACGTTGCCGATGAAAATTGTGCAGCAGATTATGGACACAACGGCTCGACATTTACAGATGGGCATTGGAATTCTATCCCAGACATAGAAGAGCAAGCTGCCGCATACAAAGGGGTACGTGATATCTATTTTGCCATTGAAAGAGGCGAATTGGTTTTAGAGTAAACCTTATGGGGGAATAAAAAAGCCCCCGGCCTGTTAAAAGTCGTCTCACTTACTATATAACACAAAACGCCGCAAAGACGCGACCGGGGGCAATATGCCAACCGACCGTCTTTGCGGTTTTGTTTTGGCTGCGCTATACGCAATTAATAAGTGAGACAATGCAAAGATACAAAATTTTGTGATTATGAAGATAATAGAAGTCTTAAAATTTAACAGGGAATTGATAAATAAACTCAAAATGTCCGGTATCAGACTGGAAGATGCAGAATATGTGGACTTATACACCGATTATACTACGCTTTTGGAATGTGGCGAGAAAGTGTCATATATCGTAGCCCAACTGTCTGAAAAGTATGCGGTGAGCGAACGCAAGGTGTACACACTTATCAAACGTTTTCAAAGCGACTGCAAGCAGCCTGCAGTGTAATTCGGTACAAAAGTTCTTTTACTTCGCTGAATATAGCGAACTTTGCCATACATAACAAACCTGTGAAACAATGAAAAAATTATATCTTTCGGCACCACTTCCTTTTCAGGGGCAGAAGCGGATGTTCGCCAAGGAGTACATAAAGGTGCTCCAACAGTTCCCCGATGGTACAACATTTGTAGACTTGTTCGGTGGCAGCGGTCTGCTGTCCCATATCGCCAAGTACCAGAAGCCGAACTCCACGGTTGTGTATAACGATTTTGACGGATACAGGCTGCGCCTGAAAGGCATTCCTCAGACAAATGAACTGTTAGAAGAATTGAGGGCGATAGTAGATGTTCCACGAAGCAAACCTATATTAGGCGAGGTACGGAAACGTGTGTTGGATTGTATTCGCAAGCATGAACAAAAGTATGGCTATGTCGATTACATCACGCTATCAGCATCACTTTTGTTTTCTATGAAGTATGCAACTTGCTTTGCTGAAATGGAGAAAGAGACTTTGTATAACAGGGTAAAATCAACCAATTATCCGTTATGCACCGATTACCTTGATGGCTTAACAATTACTTCCTGCGACTATAAAGAGGTGTTTGAGAAGTATAAAGACGTGCCAAACGTGGTATTCCTTGTTGATCCTCCATATCTAAGCACGGATAGTAAAACTTATAGAATGTACTGGAAGCTGTCTGATTACCTCGATGTGCTGACTATCCTCGCTGGTCATCGTTTCATCTATTTTACCTCGAACAAGTCGTCAATAGTAGAGCTTTGCGAATGGATAGGAAAGAATAGGTTCATCGGCAACCCCTTTGAGAACTGTCATCGGCGGGAGTTCAATGCGCATATGAATTACAGCGCATCCTATACGGATATTATGATTTATACAGATGCCATTTAAATACCATTTTAGCACCATTTGAATGATGAACAAATACTATCAGATACTAAGCAAGGTTTTGGGGCAGGGCAAGCCTCAGAAGAATACTAAAGGCAACATTCGTTACCTACTCAATGAACAACTGTCCTTATCGCCTGGCGATTTGCTTGATATTTTCGAGAGCCACGGAATAGCGAGAAAGAAACTGAGAAATGAGTTACAACTGTTCATGCAAGGTGAGCGAAATGTTGAGAAATACCACGATGTGGGTATTAGGTGGTGGGATTACTGCGGAAGTGTATTAGTGAACAGCTATCCCACTTACTTTGAAAAGCTACCACCACTTATCGCTAAGATTAATAGAGAAAAACGCAGCAGTAAGAATTATGTGTTGTTCCTTGGTGAGACAGGTGCCGAGAGTAATCAGGCGCCTTGCCTCAGTCTCGTGCAATTTCAAATAGATGATGGAGAACTGGTGCTGTCTGCCTATCAAAGGAGCAGCGATGCAAACCTCGGACTTCCGGCTGATATATACCACCTGTACCTGATGGCACGACAGATAGACCTACCCATAAAAAGCATAACGCTTAACCTCGGCAACGTTCATATATACGAGAATAATATAAATCGCACCAAGCAACTGCTTGATGGGTGTGAGGAGGTAAAGTTTGAACTCAACGTTTGAGAGTATAAAGCCCCAATTTACACTATAGAAAGGTAGTGTTTTTTTTGCGAGATATACAAATATTTGTCATAGAAAAACGCCTCAGAATAAAAGATTTTTGAGGTGTTTTTATGTATGGAAGGGAACTTTAAAAAGTACATTTCGTTTTACGCAATCAAACATTTCGTTTTATTTCATCGGAACATTTCGTTTTGCGGATTATACAAAAGACGTGATTAACAAGTATATTGGAGTACAAGTGCGCATCAAAGACGAGGAAGCTAAATCCATGGACAAATTGGTGGCAAACATCTTGACTATGTTACACGAGTGGCAGGAACAGAAAGAGCATCCACAGCCGCAGGAGCACATCCATAGACACAGTTTTGACATCAAGTCCTCGAAAGTCTTTACTTATGTAGTGGCTGCATCAATCTTATGTTTTGCTTCTTTGGTCGGCAATTTTTTCTTGTGGCAAAGTAAACAACAATACAAAGACGATGCCTTGAAATTCCGTATCATCAGAGTATGGAGAGGGTGCAGTCCAAAGGAAATCTTATGGCTCAATGATGTGTTTGATATTCATCGAAATGAAAACGCAATCAGAAAAATTAAGAAGGCAACTAATAGTTACGAGATGGAATTGAAGCAAAAGGCAGATAGCTTGATGCAAATGAAATTGAAATAA